ATCAACAAATACTAATTCAGTATTTAATAAATTTAGATCAGGTTTAACACAATCTGGCGGACTAGCAAGACCAACTCAATTCATAGCAACAATTGATGGACCTGTAAGTGCAAACATACTTTCTAATAATCCAAATGTTAATATAACTGATGATGACATAAGAATGTCAAAAAGTAGATCATTATCTGATGCTATAAGAAAAGGTCTAAATTTAAGAATGGATTTATTTTGTGCTGAAGCTTCAATACCAGATAAAACTATAACAGATGATGTAAACGAACAGTATTATGGACCGAGTAGAGCATTTGCTAAAAATGTACAATTCAATGATCTTACACTTACATATTACACAGGTATAAATTTTGATGAAAGAATATATTTTGAAGCATGGCAAAATGCTATGATTGACCCTATAAGTCACAATGTAGGTTATTATGACGACTATGCGTCACCATGTATGATAACAATTACACCTGTTGTAAAATCATTTACATCAGCGTTACAAAAAATAGATCCAAAGTCATTTGGAACAGTTGGAGAATACAGGCAAGCAGTAAGAAGTAGTTTAGGAAACACTTCTGGTTTTTCAGCATATCAAGTACAATTTTATGAAGTATGGCCAAAAACAATTGCTTCTGTACCATTAAGTTATTCTGATACAAATGCATTAGTTAAAACAACAGTAACCTTTTCATACAGAAACTATGCTACATCAGCATGGAGTTATTTACGATCAGGTGCTTCAGAATATTCTAATATAGATAGAACAGAATACAGATCAAACCTTACAGCAATTCAAACAGGACTATTAGATAATTTACCTTTTGGTATAGGTAATGAAATAGGTAGAGTTGGAAGACAAGTGTTTGATACTATAAAAAATAGAATACCAATAGGTAGAGTAACAGGTGGAATATTATTTCCAAAAGGAATGCCTGACGCTACTGATTTTAGAAATTTAATATTAAATTAAGGAGTGAAGATGAGTATACCATTAATGAAAGTGCCTGAATATGAGTTGACGTTATCAAATAATGTAAAGATTAAATATAGACCATTTTTAGTAAAAGAAGAAAAAATACTATTATTGGCAAATGAAAATCAAAATGAAAATGAAATGATCAATACATTAATTAATATGGTTCAAAGCTGTGTTAAAGGCGATGTAGATGTAAAAAAGTTGCCTGTATATGATTTTGAGTGGTTATGGTTAAACATAAGATCAAAATCAATTGGTGAGGTTATACAATTAAAGTTAAAATGTCCAGATGATGAAACACAAGTTGTTGATTATGATTTTAACATTGATCAAGTAAGACCAGATTTAAACAAAAAAGTAAATACAAAAATAGAATTTGCTGACGACTATGGTATTATTATGAGAGTACCAACAATAAAAGAAGTAGCAAATAAAAGAACTATTATTGATTTGTCAATTAATTTGATGAGGGATTGTATTGCTCAGATATATCAAGGAGAAGAAGTTTTTGAAGCAAGTGAATTAGAAAAAACTGAATTAGATCAGTTTTTAGAAAATTTAACTATGTTTCAATTCAAAAAAATAAAAGATTATTTTGAGTCTTTGCCTATTATATCTCATACAATAGAGTATAAAAATCCTAAATCAGGTACTGAACATAAATTATTATTACAAGGTGCAACTGATTTTTTTCAGTTACCCTCTTACATGAGAGCCTAGAGAGTTTTTATCGTACTAATTTTGCTTTAATGCAGTACCATAAATATTCTTTAAGTGATTTAGAAGACATGCTGCCATGGGAGAGGGAAATATATGTTGAATTGTTAATGCAACATATAAGAGAAGAAAACGAGAAGATTAGAGAAAAACAAAGAGGGAGAACATAATGTTAGAAACAGGAAAATACATAATTAAAAACGTGTGGGTATTTTTACGAGATGAAGTACCACAATTTTTATCAAACTGGAGAATGATACCAAGAGTTTTCATGCTGTTGTATGGTGTTGCGTTTTACGAAACAATGCAATGGTTTATGACACTATCTGAACCAAACAATGCACAAGCAGGTTTTGTATCTGTAGTTGTTGGTGCAGGTGCAGCTTGGTTTGGTTTGTATGTAAATGGTAAACCTAGTAAAATAGAAATAGATAAGAAATAATAATGGCATTACAATCTAAGTTTTTTAAAAAAGGCAATCCAGAAGACTTTAGTAAGATTCTTAAAAGACAAAAAGAACAAGAGTCTGACCCTAAGTTTGCTATATCTGATGCTTTGCAAGAATATCAACAACAATTAGAAAAATCTGCTGGGTATCAAAATCAAAAACAATTAAACAATGCTCAAATTAGACAAGATATAGTTAATTATGTTATAGATTATGGACCTGGCAATTTAGAACAATTGAAAGGAATGGAATATGATGAAGCAAAAACTTTACAAAAGACAATTGAAAAAGAAATAGGTGAATACGAAGGATTACACAACAAAGGTATTATTTCAGATGAAGAATTAATTTTTATAAGAGAAACTGTAGGTAAAACAAACGAACAATTGAAAAAAGTTTTAGGATTAACTACAAAACTATCATTATCGTTTAGAGATTTTAAAAAAGAATTAAAACCATTAAAGTTAGCAAGACGAATTGGACTAACAAATATACCAATTATTGGTAAAAGAATTGAAAGAGAAATTGAATCTGAAGAACGAGCAGAGAGTAAAGCATTAACTTTAAAAAGAAGATTAAGAACAAAACAAGCCAAAGAAGAATTTAAAACTGGTGGTGAAAGTCCTATACAAAGACCTGTAGAAGGTAGAGAAGAATTAGTAAAAGAGGCAACTTCAGCAGTATTAGGTCAACCTGCAAAAACACCAGGATTGTCAAAAGAGCAAATAATTGAAGAAGAAAGAGAGTCTGATCAGCAGTTTGAAACATCATCTGGTTTATTAGAAAAAATATTAATTGCACAACAAGATACAAACGAGATATTACTAGGTAAAGGTAATAAAATGACAGGTGGTAATGAATTTGGCATATTAGACTATCTTGGCATTAAATCACTTCTAAAAGGTCCTAAAGGTTTAATTAGCAAAATTGGTATAGCAACTGCTAGTTTAGCAGGTTTTGGATTAAATGTAGCAACTGCTGGAGGTATATTAGGTGGACTTACACTTGGTAAAATTATAGAGTATTTTTTTGGTGGAAGAAAAGATAATCCTAATGAATTGAATCAAATAAAAGAAAGTAGTCAGTTTGGTGTAATGGATGAAACTAATTTAGATGTTGGTGATGAATTTGAAAAAAGAAAACTTGCTATAATGAAAGATGAATTTGACAAATACAAGTCAGCATTAGGTGAGATGACTTTTGATGAGTTTGTAGAAGGCAGAAAGGCAGCTAAAGTTGGTAAATACATTGAAGGTGGTAAAAATGATAAAGCAGGTAATGAAGAATCTATGAAAAACATAGGTAAAATAAAATTATACAATGAAAATCCTGATAAGTTTGAAATGATGTATCCAGACAGACCGTGGTATAGCAAATTTACATCAGGTGTATTTACAGGTTCTACTGAAGATTTAAAAAAAATGTATTCAGGACAATCTGCTGCTATGGGTTTAACTGATACGAGTTACCCAATAAAAATAGAAAAATTAAATGAATTAAAAATAAAAGAAATTGAAAAGAGTACGGTAGAAAGTGGTCCACCAAGTGTCATTATGCAAAAAGGTGGTGACTCAATTACAACAAATAACACATATGAAACTAACACATCATCTATAGGATCAGAAATGACCGATAGACGATTTTTCCATGATATAGGGTAATAAATATTAATATGTTTAATTTTAAAAATCCATTCAAAGCATTATCAAATGTAATTAAAACAGGTACAGCTGCTAAAAACATTGCAATGTCAAGCAATTTACCTACTATTAATTCATTATCAAAAGGTGTTATTGATTACAATCCTACAAACATAAATTACAATTCAGGTAGCGGTGCTGCTAAATCATCAACAACAGGTTCAAACTTTTTTGTTTATCCTGTTGATAAACAAGACCAAGAGCATTACATATTATTTGATATTGTACAAAGACAAGACAAAACAACAAGTGGTGGTGGCCATCCAAGTGCAACGACATCATTTGCAAATAATAATGTAGGTGGTGTAAATAATCCAGGTGCAACTGTACAATCTCAAAGATTGAATACGGTCATCTATGGTGCAAATAGATTTTTTGGTGAAGGTGGAAAACTAGGATTTATACCTACAGGTAAAGGTGCTGAAAGAACAGTGGTCTCTACAATTGCAATTTACATGCCACAGACACTTAAATTTAATTTAGCGGCAGATTATGGACCTGCTGAAATAGGAGCAATTACTGCTTTGGGTCCTGCATTAAAGGATTATTTTAGTTCAGGTTTTGACACTTCTAATTTAGGTTCAATTATTCAACAAGGAGCAAAAACAATAACAGGATTTTCATCATTTATAACAGGCGGTCTAGGTACAGGTCTCAATGCTGCATTACAAAGAAGAACTGGTATTGCACCAGCAGCGATGACGGAAATGATTTTCAATGGTATTGACTATAGAAATTTCAGTTTTGAATTTAAACTTACACCAAGATCGAAGAAAGAGTCGGATGTTATAAAAAACATGATAAGAGAATTTAAACTAGGCATGTTACCAGAACGATATGGCACAGGTAGTATTGCCGCATATAAAATTCCATTTGAATTTGTAATACGATTTATGAAAGGTACCAAGATTAATCCTTACTTAGAACAAATAGGTTTATGCGCTTGTACAGGTGTGGATATTGACCATGGAGATAAATTTTCAACTCATACTCATGGTGATCCTGTTACTACTAATCTTACATTAACATTTAGAGAACTAGAACTAATAGAAAAACAAAGATACAAAGAATTAAACCCTTACTAATATGGCAGATTATTTTTCATACTTTCCTAAAATACTTTATGATGCTGCTGGCAACGGCAACTATAAGGTAGTAACTAATCTATTAAATCGTGTTGTTATGAAACAAGGTTTAAAAGATGTGGCAGCTATTTTTGACACCGTAAGTGTACAAGGTGAAATGTCACCTGAACATGTTGCTGAAGAATATTATGGCAATCAAAAATATTATTGGGTAATACTATTGTTTAATAATATCAAAGATAGATTTTACGATTGGCCTTTACCGCAACAAGATTTTGAAAATTATGTAAACGACAAGTACAGTAATCCAAATGCTGTTCATCATTATGAGATAGACCAAGAAAGCGGTGCCACATCATCATTTGATAATTCACATAAAGTACAAGTAAATAGTACCGTATCAGGTGCAACTGCTGTAACAAATTACGATTACGAATTAAGAAAACAACAAGACAAAAGTAGAATAAGACTTTTAAAACCAGATTATATTGAATTAGTGGTTGAAGAATTTACAACACTATTAGGTAATTAATGAATGAGCGACAAACCAAAATACAAAGATAATGAGTACCGATATCCTGGCGATTTTAGAGCAAAAGAGATTTTACTTTACAGTTACAGTGGTAACATACTAGACATATCCGAATTAACTGCTGTACTAAACATCTATCAAAGCATTGACTCACCATTTATAAGTGGTAATTTAATGTTCTTTGACTCAGTAGGTGCTACAGATAGTTTGCCAATTATTGGTAATGAATTTTTAGAATTTAAATTAAGAACACCAATAGACGCTGGTTTAGATGAAGAAATAGACGCAAGTAATCATCGGTTTCAAGTCTATGAAAAAAAATCAATCAAAACAGCACAAAACGTACAAGCCGTTGGTCTATTTTTTACATCACAAGAAAAAATAAGAAATGAAAGATTACGAGTTTCAAAAACTCTATCTGGCACATATTCTGAAATGGTTGAAACCCTTGTAAAAGGCGACAAGACATTATTAAACACCAAGAAAAACTTGTTTGTAGATCAAACACTAGGCAATTACTCATACACTTTTCCAAATGTAAGACCGATGGATGGTATTATGCAAGTAGCATCCTTATCTGAACCAATTAATTTTAGAACACCTGATTATTTGTTTTTTGAAAACAATAGAGGTTTTCATTTTAGATGTTTAGAAAGTTTGTATAGAGAAAGTGCTGATAACACACGAACACGACCGTTTGTTGCTTATTTTGATTTGTTATCTGCCTTTAATGCAAACTTTGGTTCACCTGATGAAGAAACAGCATCACCAATGACCAAACCTTATTCATTTACATTTAACAATTCATATGACACATTAACAAATACAAGAACAGGAATGTTTGGTAGTTCAATGTATGCACATGATTTGATTGATAAGAAATTTATTAAAACAAATCTATCCTATACAAGTTATTATGACCGTGCATTACACATAGACGCTCCTGATGGTATTGGCAATCGTTATCAAGGCATTATGCCACCAGGTCCAGCTGACTTTGATGATGAATATACTGTTAATGATAAAAATGCTGGGTCAACAAATAAAAAACAAGTAGATGATTTAACACTTTCAAAAATGAATCGTCTTGGTGCAGGTAAACGTAAGTACATGGACGATTATTTTGCTAGAGTGTTTGTATCGCCAAATACACGTCATAATCATATAAGAAATAGTGAAGGTATAGCATCCGATCCTAGAATAGAACAAAAACAGGCATTATCACAATCAACTAGAGATTACTTTTCCATTATTGTAGATGTGCCAGGTAACTTTACTTACAATGCAGGCGATTTAGTATGGTGTGAAATACCGTCATACAATGCTGCAATGGCAAACAATGAAACATCATTAACCAGAGAGGGTAAAATAGATCCGTTATTAACAGGTCGTTATTTAATTAAATCATTACATCATCAAATTGATTTTATGGATCAAAAACACACTACAGCCGTAACCGTAGTACGTAACATATTTGCAAGTGATTTACCAAATGCAGAAACATTTAAGGCAAATGCACAATTTAGAACAAAACCAGTAGATGTAATAGGGTCAGGTATTGACCTTGCTACACTTAACCCTATGAAAAATCTAAAAGACTTGAAAATACCGTCACCACAGATAAGTACCGTAGAAGACATTGCTAAGACATTAGGCGTAGATTTGAATACAAGTGACTTAAACGTCAAGGATGCCGCTAATAAGGCGGTAAATGCCGTTTTAAACAGTACTTCCAATAGGGTATTACAAAACAAATACCTTGCACAGATCAATAGTGCCGTATTAGATAGAAAAACAGTAGTAGAAAAGATTGCTCAAAAGGCAAAATTACAACTAGGTGGTATAAACCTTAATGCTGTTGCAAATCTATCAAATTTACAAGGTATGGCAAGAGATAGATTAGCAGAGGGTATAAGAGGTAGAGTCAATAACTTTGTTCAATCCTCTATAGTAAGTTTTAAAAACACAAACGTATTTAAGTCTGCTTCAAGTTTTTTTAAAGGTAAATTCTTCTAGTATGCTCAACGTTTATTGCGAGTTTAGAAAAAATTTTCCATATAAGGGTTAATACGGCCACAAGTAAGGACACAATAGAGCAATGTACAAACAATGTAAGAAATATACTAAATAAATAGAATTCCAAAGAACCAAAGATAATTTGAAACATATGAAAGAAGAAGATACACTAATTAACGAAGGCACATTCCAAGAATATGACTACAATAATGAAGACCATGAATGTGAATGGAAACGAGTGCATAGAGGGTGGCCTCCATATAGTGCTTCGCACCGCGGCGCCTACGCAAATAGTAAAAATACGGATAAATATAAGGAGGTGACCGCTTTAAATACGGCACCTTATGGGAATTTTTTATGGCACTAACAGATTTTATGGGGAAAGACGGTTTCATCTGGTTTGCAGGTGTTGTAGAGGACAGACAAGATCCTCTTAAACTTGGCCGTGTTCGAGTACGTTGTTTAGGTTATCACACGGAAGATAAGAAAGTATTGCCTACTTCAGACTTACCTTGGGCACATCCACTGTTACCTATTACTTCATCAGGCATATCTGGTATTGGCCATACTCCACTTGGTCTATTAGAAGGCAGTTGGGTGATTGGTTTCTTCCGTGACGCAGATACAAAACAAGACGCAGTAATCCTTGGTTCATTGCCAGGCATACCTACAACTACAGGTGCAATTAACAAGGCAGAGGGACTTGGTTTTTCAGACCCTAATGGCATTTATCCTAAATACGCAAATGAGAGTGATGTCAATAGACTCGCACGGAATGACGCAGATAATGAAAGTATTACACTTACAGCAAGAAAGACCCTACGAAACGCAAATTATACAAACATACCTACGGCAACTATACAGGCCGTATTTGACACAGCAAGTGAGGGTGATATATGGTCCTTACCAGAAAACACTTACGCTGCTCAATATCCTTATAATCATGTATATGAAACCGAATCAGGTCATCTATTAGAATTTGACGATACACCAGACAAAGAGCGTATATTGCTTTATCACCACAGTGGTACTGAAACAGAAATTACGGCCGCAGGTACAGTAAATAATATTCATAAAGACTCAACCTATACGATAACCGAAAAGAACAACAAGGTCTACATTAAGGGAGACTCTGATGTAACCTTAGGTGGCCGACATAAAGTCATCATTAACGCAGATGGTGAAACAAATAATCACTATGATATACAGGTCGGCCCTAACGCAAATGTCAATATACAAGTAGATGGTGGGAATGTCAATGTTACCGCATTAACCTCTCAAAGCGGCCCAAATACAGTAGGTGGGGATATAAACCTATTTGCAGGTAAGAATATTACAATGCAGGCCGTCGGTACATTGTCAATTGCCGCTAATAAGATAGAAGAGGTATCACAGACAACGACCACAAGAAGTGCTCAAAATGAGTACCATACATACGGTAACCCAATTGACCATAACTAATCACTATTAAAACTGGCTGGGCTTTCTAATCTATAAAAGTAGTAAGTAACATATGAATATAACACGGTCGCAAACTCAAGGCAAAACCATAGCCTTTTATATGAAAATTTTTTTCGTGCTATTTTTTGTGCTATTAAGTGGATGTGTTAAAGTGTCAATAGCATGTAACGTTAATAATATAGAAGAAATCGCATCCGCGGTCGAAGACTGTAAAGAGAATCCTACGATGGGGATTAAGGGTACATTCTAAGGAGTTAAACTTTTATACATAGTTATGTTGAGTCCCAGAAAAAGATGCTAGAGCTAACAGAAAACGCAGTTAAACGATTATCTTACATAGCAGATAAGGCAGGCACTCGTTATGTGAGATTAGATATTAAGGGTGGTGGATGTGCAGGTTTTAATTATGACTGGTCTACTACAGATACAAGGGAAGACAAGGATCTATTGTTTGCTGATGTATTGTTAATATCAAGCGATTTAGAGTTTTACTTGTTAGGTACAGAATTAGATTGGGTAGAAGATACGTTTAAGGCCGAGTTTGTTATATCGAACCCTAATAGTAAAAGCAGTTGTGGCTGTGGGGAATCGTTTAGTATCTAGCCTATCTTAAAATTTTTTCGCTAAACTTCGAGTCTAATCTGATGTAAACTGTGCGGTTTTTTATAAATATAGTAAAGAGAGAGATAAATGAGTCGTTCCCATTTAGAACAAGTATTAGGTACTAAACTTCCGATAGTAGATACAGGTGGTGTCAAAACTGTAAGTATCTCTAGTGGTGTATTAGATATTGATTTTAATTACGGTGTCCATGTCGTAGCACATGACGCCAATATTACTTCTATTACCTTTTCAAATGTTAAAACAGATTATTCTTCTAAAAATGAAGTCTTAGTTATTTTAACACAAGACATTACAGGTGGTCGTACAATTACATCTTCAGGTTTTTATACAGCAGGTGGTTTAGGTTTAGATATATCAACAACGGCAAATCATATTAATATGGTCACTTTCTTAACGACTGACGGTTCTACATTCTACGGATTTAGTAATGGCAAAAACTTTAGTTAGAGGTTATCATGCCAATAGCAATTACTCCCACAACTAGTTACGGAAACAAAACAGTATCGGGTACTACATCTGCCAACGCACTTGTATTACTAAAAAATCCTTCTTCAGGTCAAGTTGTAGCCACAACAACAGCAGACGGTTCAGGTAACTACTCATTTACAGTTTCTAATTCAATACCTTTACAAGTATCGGTACCCTCATCTGTTGACCCACAATTACAAACAACAATAGACATTACTTCACCTGCTACGCCGTATTCTGATTTTGGTAATGACCAAGTACCTATGGCGGTTGCAGACTTTCCACAAACAACAGGTTCATCTGCTAGTTATTATATTGGAACACCTACAGTATCAATTGTAGATACAACAGGTTCAGGTTCAGGTGCTGAAGTTTCTGTAACTATGGCAAATGTGGGTGACCCTTATGCTAGTTATAGTAGTCGTGTTATAGATAGTGAATTATATGGTGGTGTGGCAAAACCTTTACGACAATATACAATATCAAAATTAGGTAGTGGTTATGAAACACCTAAAATGAGAATTACAGGTACACAAGTTTTAAGTACAGGTTTAACACCAGAACAATTAGAAACACAATTAGGTATTACAACAGGATTTACATATAATGGTTTTAACTTTTATACCGAAGTAAGAACAAGAGATATAAGTTGTATTACAAGACAAATAGGTGTTGTGGGTGTAACAGGTGTTGAACAAGTTTTAGGTTCAGACCATTCTACTTGGGGAGATTATGGTAATGATTATAGAGGTGGTCGTTGTACAGCGACCTTTCCTGGTGAACAAGATGTTACAGAACCAGCAGATGACAGTTCAGTAGATGGCGCAACAGCATTACAAGATTTAAAAAATGTGGTAGATAATGCAAACTATTATAATGGTTCTCAATTAGCGGCCTACTATGCAATTATCTATGGGCAAAATCCAAACGATATAACACACACAGGTAATCCAGCTGCACCGTTTAGTGGTGTGCCTTCAAATGCTTTAGATGGTGGTGCTGTATGGGCATATAATCAAAATCCAAAAATTATTTCAAAACAAGAATTGGATTTATTAAAAGGGTACTTTGGTAGAAAACTTATGGTAGAACCTATATCAAGTATTTTACCTACTACTGCTTTTTGGAATTCATATACAGCTGCAACAGTTTTGTTAGGTGCTTGGAATCTTGGTCAAGGTGTTTTTCAAACTTCTATTGTAACTGAATTAGTAAGTTTTGTTAGGCAATATAATGGTGTAGTAATTTCTGATATGTCACAAAGAATTAAACCTATATTAGATAAAATCACAGCAGCTGGTGGTAAAGATTTTAATACACTACAAACACAAACTAATAGTGGACAAAGAGTCTTATGGAATTTTAATGGTACAGAACCAACGAATTCCAATCTTTAATTTTCTTAATGTAAACTGTGTGGTTTTTATATAAATAATATTATTAGTAATTTTATATTTTTTTTTCTTCCGAACATTGTCGAAAACTAACAAAGGACTTAAAGGACTTACACTATGCCTAAAAAGCCTAAGAAGATTACTATATCGTCTTTAAAGAAAAAGGCACCCAAGGTACCAGACTTTACTTGTGTGTCTATTGATAATGTTATTGAGAAGTTGGAAAAACTTGTTGAAAAGAAAAAAGCGTTAGATAAAAAATCTTTAAAAGACTTAACAAAACGATTAGAAAAATTAAGAAGTGCTAATGAGAACCTACGAGAAAGTGGTATCTATTGGTACGAAAAACTAAAACTGTTATTAAAAAATAGATAGGAGGTCTCCTATGAATTATTATTTTACAGGTGCTCTTATAATATTGTTAA